TTAAAAAACGAGTAGGTCGATCCGCTGATGACGAGGTCCACCTTGACGAGGTAGCCTTTGTTCAATTCCTGACCAGCTGAGGTCGCGGCTGCGATCGTCGCGCTGGTAAAAGTCCCACCGCCTACGGTGCCCGCAACCGCATCCACCAAGACCGTCCCGTCTGGTTTGTAGACGGTAAGCGTTCCGGAGGTGAGCGTAACCGCGGCCCCACTGCGCTCGATCGCGACCGAGATCTGCTGATCTTTGTTGCGTTCGATAAAAGTGGGTCCGAGCCAACGGGCACTGTAGACGGTTGAGGACATTCGATTATCCCATTGCGATCGTAATCAGAGCCATCAGTTGCCAGCCGCTGGCACTGTCGTCCGCTGCATCTGCATCGCAGAAGAAGAGACCGCTCTCGTTCTGATTGATTGTTGCCAAGGCGGTCGACCCATCGGCCTGCTTCACGCTGAGGTTTTCAGCGCCATCGGATTGATTGAACAACCAGAACCAAGCGCCCTTTCGGGGTGCAGCCAAAACAACGTCACGACCCGATCCGCCACAATCGAGACCGAGCATCTGTGCGTCGTCGTGCTTCAGCGTTTTGTTGCCAGTGAGGGTTTCCTTTTCCCACCCACCGGGGTTCCAAGTCTGTCGTAGGATTTTGAACGGGTTCTTCCCATCATGAGCCATGATATTTCAACCTCTATTTGTTTGAGTGTTTTCGATCGTCTCGGATGGCGGCTTGGCGTGCCTTGGCCTTTGCGTGTTCCACATTGGCTCCGGCCTTGACCAACCGCTCTACGAGTTTGTTGATTTTTTCGCGCTGCCCCGGTCGCTCGCTACTCATGATCGACCACCTTTTTCGCGATGCGCTTCTTTGGCTTTGCTGCAGGTTGTGCCTTGAGCAGATCCTCGTTGGTTTTCGCCCAGTGCCTTTCCATTGCAGCAAGATCTGCCTCTGCGTTTTCGAGGCGTTTGCGGAGGTGCGGATTGCGATCAACGCGACCGTAGAGGCTGTTGATTTTTTTCCGCTGGCGTTCGCGGAGGCTGATGTAGACCTCTTTGATCATGGGACGGAGGATTCCGCTGTCCCGCAGGTAAGCCATAAACTCGAACCACTGTTCCCTCTGCTCGATCGTGTTCCAGATGACCTCGTCATTCGGGAGCACCACCGCCTCGGCATTGAAGTCGACGTAGTATTTGCCCCCATTGCGGAGGGGATAAAAGTGGACGTAGTCCATATATTTTTCGCCCAACCGCTCGTCCTTCGGATCGATGATTGTGCCGCCATTTTCGGTGACGCGGGCAAGCGTCAAAGCGAGCGATCCATTCGGCTTGCAGCCATTCAGACCAGGACGGGCCTCGATCTTCTTTACAGCCGGAAGGAAGCCCAGCTGAGAATCAAAGGTCCAACTTTTGGGGTAATGCACGTAGACGAATTTGAACGTCTGCTTTGTGCGTGGTGTGACGGGCAGACCCTCATCCTGTCGAATCACACTCTGTTCTTTTTCGGGTTTGCGAAGCCTAACGGTCTCACGCATTGGTCTCTCCTGCGGTGGTGGCTAAACCGGAGGCAGTGGCGGAGTCATGCCACCGCCTCCGGACAGCCTGGGTTTTTTACTACGCGGTGGCGGTAGACAGGATCTCGACGCCTCGGTTGTTCTCGGCAATCGAAACTCCGAGGAACATTGTGGCGTAGGCTGACGACACTCCATCGGATGCAGTGCGGTCCAACTCAACGATCAGATCGCCAGCGTTGACGATGATGTTCGCTGCTGGAACATGGACGCCCATGCTGGCCACGGGTGCGAGACTGTAGGCAATAGCTCCGCTCGTGTAGAGGCCGCCCTGATAGGAGCCTGCTCCGTCGGTGCCGACAGAATCGGAAACGAACACGTCCAAATTCATCCACGTCCCCTTATACCCCGGACCGCGTTGCGAAAGGAGCTCCGCGGTGGCTGGAATATACTGGGCGGCCCCGGTCTCAGATCGAAGGCTTCCGATAAAATCATTGTACTGAATCGGATGCAGCACGAGAGCAGCCTGCCCGGAGTTGAGTTGCTCTGTGAGCTCGAACATCCCGTCGTAAATCGTATCGACGTTCAATGGGACGAGCGCAGTGCCTGCGACGTTGGTAAACGTTCCGAAGGTATTGCAGATCTGGTCGGTCATTGTCAGAGCGACACCGTTGACGAGGTTCTGCACCACGCGGTCGATATCCACCGCACCACCTGCGATCGGAATCAGATCGTCCAAACCATAACCCCGCCTATAGGCGGCGACTGTGATATCAAAATGGGCCGTGGTATAGGTCGAGAGAGCGGTCGTCGTGTTCTGTCCAGCGGCAGCAAATGCACCGGGGACGCGATCCTGAGTCACCTGCATGGTATCGGATCCCATGGAGGTCCAAGGGATGCGAGTCACAGTGGCTCGGATATCGGTGGGGTCGTAGAGTTGCTCGAGCACCTCAGCCGCGAGGACTTCAGCGACGGCTCCGCCATTGGTTTCGAGAGTTGCGTAAGTGAGGGCGTCTGTAACAGCCATTTTTTGCACCTTGTGCTATGGGTTGATGGAAAGTTGAAGCCTAAGGTGCAGCACTATCGCAGCCGGTCGCGTGGGGTTGGCTTTCTTCGTGCATACTCGATTCGGCTGCATTCTGTCAAACTCATTTAATTAGACCGCGGGCTCTGAGTTGCGCCTTGATGGCGTCTTTGTTGTTCCCCAGCCTGCCATCATTCTTCGCGCGGAGTTTCCGCAACTCGCTCGGATCCGTGTAGTCGGCTGCGGTGGTGTCTGCAGGTTGACCGGCTCCCGCGTTCGGATTGCTCGTCAGAGCGGCTTGGATTGCCTGCAGGAGACTCGATTGATCCGTGGCATCTGAGGATCTGGTTTTCTCGGTTGCCGCCTCGGTTGCCGCGGTGTTGATGTTGCGGTTCTGAAAATGGACAGCGTAGAGCGGATCCTCGCGGTTGGCCTCGAGCCAACTGTCAAAGGTGGGGCGCTCGTCGCCAGCCAATTCGCTCACCGCTGCCTGATACTCGCGTCGGAAAAACCTGCGGACGCTCGGTGCCTTGAATCCCTGCTCGATCAAAGTCATCTCGTGGGAGTGGTTCATTTTCGTAGCGGCCAAGGCTTGGTTTGCCTGCTCCAGCTGAGACCGCAGATTCGCCAATTCTTGGCTCGCGGTCTGGTGGGCCTCCACCGCTTGCCGCTTTGCGCTGATCTCCTGCTCGAGCCGAAAAGACGGAACCAGATTTTCAGCCTGCGGTGGTGCAGATTGAGTCGGTGCTGCCGGTGGTGTTGTGGGTTGCGGTTGTGCGTTCGTTTCTTCAGCCATTGGTTATCCCTCCTCGGCTTCTGTTGGTAGACCAGGACCGCCATCTTCAAGGCGGGCCAGAATTTGTTCAATCTCGCGAACGCGGATCAAGCGCTCAAGCGCCTCCTCGTCCGATTCGATCTCGGGGTGCAACTGACGGAGCGCGTCGATTCTCGACAGCATTCCCATCGCCACTTCTTTCTCAATGATCTCGGCTTGCTCTTTTCGCTCTGCGGTGGTGGGCCGGAGCGCTCGATAACTGATCTGGTAGTCTCGAGGATTTTCGCTGAGGCCCGCATTGATGTAGACGTTCGCCAAGGCTGCCGCGGTGGCGAGCAACTTCTGATCGGCCATGCGGAACGATGGCTCGACGAGCTTCTGCTGACGACGCTGCCCGTGTCGACTCACGACGATCGCGTATCCCGATTGGCCTTGGGTCACCTGTAGGTCCGCAGGATTGAGACCGGCATAGACCGCCAGCCCCTGTTCGTAAAGCTTCAATGCCTCAGCAGAACTAAGCACGTCCATCGATGCGCTGAACTGACCAAGGCTACCGCCTCCGGGGCCTTTGCTCGAAAACTTGAGGACGCTCTTTCGGTCCACCGGGACAACATCGACCGCAGTGCCTGCGATCGTTCGACTGATTCCGGCTTGGGTATCAACATCGAGAGCCCAACGTTGGGGGTAGGCACAGTTAAGGAACCCATCATTCCAATTTGTCCAAAGTGCCCCGAGGCGGAGACTGCCGTTCGTGAGCTCGGTCCCCTCCGACCAATTCCACAATCGAGATCCGACGGATTTGTGATAGAGCACGTAGGGAAGCAGAGGACGACCATCGGTTGCCCGGTATGGGTACGCATTCTCAGCCGCAAGATTGGGAGCATACTTCGCGGTGGCGTCGACTCGCTCGTTGTTCTCGTCGACCTCCATGATCTTGAAGACCGGCTTGGCTGGATCGCGAATGTCCCAGATCTCCCAAGTCCACGCATCACCCCGCCACCGCAACTCCTCCACGCTGCCCGGTTGATCGGGCTCGTCTGGCAACGCATGGACGACGCAGGTATCAGGAGAGACGACTCGGTAACTTGCCTCGGTTGCGTTTGACCAGTGTCGCCAATCGATCCGCACAAGGCTCTCCCCCATGGCAAGAGCAAACAGACTCGTCTTCTGCTGTTGTGCCCAAAGCTTGGGGGTGATCACAGGAGACAGATCTGCGTCATCATCACCGGCAACCGATACCTCTGGGGACTCCAGATAGGCGACGTTCAACTGTTGGAAGATCAACCTGTAAGGGTTGCGACTGAGGTCTGGATCAATCTCAAGACCAGCTGCGATCTCCTGCGCGAACTGATTCTCGATGGCGGTCTGGACGTCGACTTTGTGTTTGCCCTCAAGGAGACGACGGCGTTGTGCCTGCTCGCGCCACCGCTCTTGATCCTCAAAGTCCTCTGGCATGATTGTCGATGGAATGTACATCAGTGCTTCCGCCTCACCCAACCGAGTGCAAAGAGGTCTTGGCTCGTCAGCGAGGCCACCGCACGTCGATCGCCAGACTCCGTCACCTCATCCCCGTCCAGGTGCCAGACTTGGATCCCCGGCTCGGCTTTGACCTTGTCCTTTGCACCGATAACGATCAGCACGTCCGGACGTGGCGCAGGCTTGGGGGCCTGTTTTTTCTTTGCTGCCGGCTTTGATTTGGATTCTTTGTTGTCCGCCATGATTGCTCCTCAGATGATTAGGTATCCGGAATCGGCTAAAGATTCGGTGAGGTAGACTTCACTGATGTAACCCACCGCGTCGAAGTGGTGTTTGAGGTCTCCACCGCTCTCCCCTCGCCAGTGACGAAGCGCACTGATAAGACGAGTGCAATCTTGGTGTACCATGAAACGACCCTCAACACATGCAGAGGACAGCATGCGGGCTCTCGCCTTGACCGACCCGCTGCCTTTCCATGGGACTTGAATATTGAACGGGGGTCGGCTCTGCCCGAGAAGATCCGCAAATGCACGCTCGAGCAATTCGTTCACGCTGAACCCGAGACCTAACCGTCCCGCACTGTTGGCGTCACCTCTGGCCTCGTCGATCTGATGGAGCCCGACGCCCCATGCCCGCAGCATCTCCGCGATCTCCTTGGCCTCGGCTTTGGGAGTGTTGCGGTCGTTGCTGGCGTATTCGTCGAGAACCCACAACCGGTAGCCGTCCCAGCCGACCAGATATGCGACACTGGCTCCGGGCTTCTCCCCGTGATCCCAGCCGATCCCCAATCGCTCGATCCCCGTGGGGGGATCCTCGAAGATGTTGTCCTCGCTGAAACTGATCCAAGCGTCGGTGCTGATGCCTTCCCACGCTCCCTCTACTCGTTGTGCGTACTCCCAAGGACCGTAGCCTGCGATCTGATTCCGGATTGATTCTGGGTCGCGGTGGGGACAGTTTTCCGGAGACAGTTTGACCCGCTGGACGTCCCAATCCTCTCGAGCCGGTTCCCCGGTCGAAGGGTTGCCCTCACACCAATCACGAAGGAATTCTGCGGGCCTGCCTATGGGAGTAAAGCACATGAACACGGGAGCACTGTTGACCGCCACGCGGCTCCGGGCTTCCGACCAATGCGATCTTTTCGGGAGCTCATCGATGCCAAGCCAGTCGATGGTCGCACCACTGAGGGCCATCTGATCTTGGCTGCCTGACTTGCCGACAATCAAAGAGCCGTTGGACAGTTCGATGATCTTGGACCCACCGCGGGTAAACCCTCTGGCGTCGTCGTAGAAGCAACGATCCGAGACGGAACCCGGTGGCATGATCTCCCGCATTTTTCTACTGAAGTTCGCCCAGCCCCCGCGTAGATCAGCCGTCATCACCCAACCCAAATTAGGGGCAGATGGTGTCTCCCTGAACGGATGACGACCCAAGGCGTGGGTCCAAGCCTCAAAGCAAAGGCTGCGGGTCTTCCCGATTTGATTCCCGCCAATCAACAGTCGCCTCTGATGCTGGCTCTCGTGAAACTTCCGCTGGCCCGGACTCATGCCACCCCGACCGGGTTGCTCAAGCTCATATTGCGCGAGCCCGTTTTGTTTGTAGGCGGTGGACGCTGCCTTGATTGCTCCGAGGTTGATCATGCCTCCCCAGCCTCCATCCACCAGATCAAATCGACCTCGTTGTGAAAGTACGCAAGCTCAATCCAATCCCACTCTGCGTTTTCATCGAGTGCCCGCATGTGCTCCAACTCGAAGTTTTCGTGGAGCACATTGAAGGCATCATCCACATCGAGCGCCCACGCTGCACTCTCGTAGATCTCCCCATTGATCTCGATGCAGAAGCCAAACAACGTCACTCTGAAACCGTCCTCCGATTGAGCGCTGCAATGATCAGATCCTCCGGCAACTCAGCAACGTGAGCAACGATGGCCTCGCGACCCTCCTCTGTTGTGGGATCGACCAACTCGGTCGTATTGATCACCTCTTCTTCGTCCAGCTGAGGCGGGGCTTCTCTCCGGTATTTGTGTCGGCGCTCAAGGAGCCACGCGGCAGCCGACCAGGTTCCCTCCTGCGCTGCCTTTTTTATCACCGCGAGCGCATGCGCTGCACTTTGAGCCTCTGCCCTTTTTAAGGACTCCATTAGTTCCAGATACTCGGCATCCCCCGCGCGGGCTCTGTCCCGCCAGAGATAGAACGTGGACTCTGCGATCCCCGCGTACTGTGCAGCCAATTTGTTCGTCATGCCTAATCGAATGCCCTCGATCAGACGGGCCTTCGTCACGTCATTCAACTTCGCCAACGATGCCCCCGTGTCGTGCTCTGATGATATCGCAGTAGGAGGGCTCTCGCTCAATCGCCCAGCAAGTGACGCCCTCGAGCTCCGCAGCCAAGAGCGTCGTCCCACTACCGCAGAATGGCTCAAGCACCACCGCACCTTTTGGCGTCACCAGCCGCACAAGCCAGCGCATCAGAGCGGTGGGCTTGACGGTGGGGTGGTGGTTCTTCACGTGCTCAGCCGTGCGCCCTGCTCCGGCGCGTGGGTTGTCCACGCCTGCCGTGCCCGCCTTCCGCTCCACCGCCGCCGCGCCACTCCTGCCCGGTAGAGCCTCGCACCCTGCCTCCCGCTCTGAGCGTGAAGCCTTGGGGCACTGGTAGATATTGGCGGGCCATCTGCCGAGAGTTGGCCTTGGCCCACCTTCCCCGCTGAAGGCTCCATAGATGCTGCCATTCAATCCGCCGCTATCTCCCGCCCAGCCCCCTGCCCCCTCTTGAGGCCCCGGCCAAGCCGGATCACCGTAGGCATAGCGGCACCCGTCAATGTTCAAGCCACCCACGCCCCACCGCAGCACGTTCTCCGCCACCGTGCCCTCCAGCGGCTT